GGGTGCGGCGTGTTCAGATCGAATATAGAGCTTGCGTCCATCTAGTCCTTTGAGGAAACCTTTTGAAGCCGCTCTTCCAACTGTGTCTTTAAGATGTTTAAATGAAGGGAGATTATCGAAGAAACGCTTTCTAAGTTCCGAACCATCACGTTTGTTTCCTCCAACCACACTGCCAAGCTTTGCATCTCCTGCTCCGTATAAGAGGGCATAGATAAATGTTTTCGCCTGATCTCTTGATTCAAGCCCTGCAAGTCGTTGGTTAGTTGAGTGTATGTCTCCGTGCAGTATTTCATTTTTGAAGTCCTCGTCTTTCATGTAGTGGGCCAGCATTCGTAGCTCAAGGCCACTAGCATCAATACCCACTAACTTATAGCCCTCTGGTATAGTCCAGCAAGAGCGGCACTCCTTACCGTAAGGCGCTCTTACACTAGGAACTTGAGCCATATTAGGGTGGTTGTGTGTCATCCTACCTGTAATCGTACCGTTAGGATTAACAAAGCCCCTCACACGATCATCTTCATGTAACTCTTCAAGCCAAGAAGACACCTGTGCTATTCGCTTCTGCAAAAGAAGGTACTCAGCAATCAGAGTGGCTTCTGGAATGTCTTTGATTTTACTTAACGTAGACTCATCAACAATTGGTTGCCCGGTAGGTGTAAAGCGTTTTGGCTTCCAACCAAAGTCAATAAGATATTCACCTATCTGCTTGCGAGAGCCTAGATTAAACGGAACCTCCTCAATACGAACAGTCTTTCGTTTAGTAGCTATTTCCTCGTACTCTTCTTGAGTCAGCCTGCTTTTCTTTGTACTGCCCTCAATTAAACCCATCTTAGACAGCGCACCTGTCTTGGTAAACTGAGCCAACAAAGTAGTCTTAAGTTGCTTAGGACGAAAAGTTTTTTGAACCTCACGCTCTACTTCTTTAAGCCTGTCAGTTAGTTCAGCAACAAGAAGCGTTGCAGACTTTACATCTAGCAGAAACCCACGATCTCGTTGGTCTGCAATAATTTTTAATGTCTCGTGCTCAAGAACAACTGACTGACGGCTGAACCCACGAGACTCAGTTTTTAGATGATTAAATACTTTTGCATTAAGAACAGCATCGTTGCGGCAATAGTTCAACATATCAGGAGTATACTCACCAAACTCATCGTGATCGATTTTCCTAAGACCAACCCGATACCCCCAAGACTCTAAATTATGTCCACCCTCTCTCGTTGGATTAAACAAACGAGACAATACAAGCGTATCAACTACAGCCCTACCTTCAGCTAAGTCGATGTTGTGTATTTTCTTTATAGCGGGTAGATCGTACCCAATGATATTGTGACCTATCAGCTTATCAGCGGTGTTTAAAAAAGCTAGGCCATTAACAATCTCAGTAGGCCCAAAGGTCTTTGTCTCGCCCGAATCAGGGTCAACAGCGGCGATACACCATATTTTTGTAGGTTCTAAACTGTCTGCTTCAATGTCGAACACGATGCTTTTCATAGCTCAATCTCATTTTGTTCTTCTATTTCCATAGCTATTTCACTGAGCCTACCACTATCTTTATCATAAAACAACTGTGTAGCCAGCCCCACATCACCAGTGTACCTAGACTTTAGCACTCTAACTTTTGTAGTGCTGGCCTCCACAGGATCTTCTGACTGTTGATTGCGCTCTAAAGAAATTACACAGTCGGACAACTGAGCGATACTCTGTGAGCCGCGTAGATGATTTAGTCCTGTCTCAATACCATTCTCGTGACCACGGTTACCGTCAACTCGTCTAAGGTGTGACACAAGTATTAAGCCTATGCCTGTCTCTTCCACCAAAGTTCTGAAGTTGTGCATGATGGTGTCGATATTACGGCGCTCGTCACCATCAGTGGTCATAGACAAAAGCATATGCAAGTGGTCAAAAACTATCCACTTACACTCAAGGCCCATCGCCATAAAACGTAGTTTAGAAAAGACGCTATCAACATCGTTCATGCCAAGATGAGCGTGAACATAAACCCTGTTCTCGTTGTTACCGCCATACAAAACATTAAAGAAATTGTCGATCTCTTCATCGCTGAACTGAGCGCGTACACTATCAATATGCAAACGAGCGTTAGCTTCAATGGAAAGTATACCATCCACAGTTCGACGCCAATCTTCCTCAAGAGCAATGACGCCTACCCTGTCGTTAGTATTAGTAATTAACCAGTGTTCAAGCTCACGAGTCACGCTGGACTTACCTAAGCCTGTGCCGCCCGTAAGAGTAATTAACTCGCCTTGTCGCAGACCATCTAACTTGTCGTTAAGACCATGCCAAGGGTACGGTATAGCTTCTTTACGCTCACGCTTTTTATAGTTGTCCCGCTCCTCACTGACATTCAGAATCCCAGACGGCGTATAAAGTCTTGAAGCCCACCACGCAGTAACGTAAGCTTTGTGGTGACCCAGCTTGAGCATTTCATTAGGATCTTTGAATTCCACAGGGAGTGAAAGTATCTTAGCTTTCCCCGGCTTGAGGATACGCGCCACTTTCTTTGCGGCTTCTTTTCCTGCTTTGTCGTTGTCGAAAGAAATAACCACCGTATCGAACGATTCAAGAAATTCAAGATTTTCTTGAACATCACGGACTGCACCCTGTGCTCCATTCTTAACAGATACAACCGCCCATTGACTCCCCAAAAGTTCGTATGCCGCCATAGCATCACACTCACCTTCAGTGATCGTAATATATTTGCCACCCGCCTGTGCAATTTGCTGACCAAAAAGGCCAGTTCCTTTGGGTGAGCCTGACCAACGAAATGTTTTGTCTGCATTACGCACCTTCGTAGCAACTTCTTCATTGTTGATATACGCAGGGTAATGGTGTTGAGTAATGTTTCCCTGCTCGTCTTTAACAGATCTAACGCCATATTTTTTTGCAGTTTCAAGAGAAATGGATCTATCGGTGAGAGCGTGATATACGCTATTGGAGAAGGGAGTGTTATCGTTTGATCGTTTGAAGCTGTTGAAGTCTGCCACATTGCCTCCCATCGCAGATTCGTAGTCTTTAAAAAAGGTTCCACAACTAAAGCATTTTGCAGAACCATTTGAATTTATGGCGACAGGATCACTGCCGCCACATTCAGGGCAGGGCTTTTGATAGCCCACAAAATCGCCCATAGTTTATTCCTCCGTATCATTGTCCTCGACAATTGCAGAGTCATCTAAAAGCTCTTGCATCTTTTGGTGTAGTGCCACCGCAGATGCTTGAGCAATTGTTACTTCATTTTGAAAGTCATCAATGCGATCATTAACATTCGCTAACAGCTTGAAGCAGGAAACTGCCTCAAGTGTTAGCTTTGACACATCGTAAACTTTATCGTCAAACGTGTAACGATAGTTCACAACTCATCTCCATCTTCGCCATCGACAATATCAAACTCAGCACCATCAGGGCTGGCATACTCCACCAACTCTAATACTTGCATCGCTTGAAAGTCAAGCCCCTTGTACAGCGTACCATTCCAAGTGGATTCCCACTCTTTGTACTGCACCCGAACTTTACTGCCGTTGCCGACACTTACGTTCAGAGGCTGTTTGTTTTTATCCAACAGCTTTGGAGCAGAACGCACCATACCGTTGGGGCCATTTACTTTACGCTTGATAAGAAGTGCTGGGCCTTCGTCCATATCTTTCACCGTGAAACCACGACTTTGAAAGTCTTTGGCAACATCATCAGACACCACCAAGTTCACAGTGTACACCGGTTGGTACGTTGTGTTTGGGGTGGTAACAGAAGCCCAGTATGCAACACCTTCTACAAGAGCCATAATTAAATCTCCGAATTGTCAAACTTGTTAAAAAGAAAATTAATGTACTGCGGTATCATTCTATAAACGTAATCTTCAGTCAGCACTTCGTCCTCCATTTGAGCGCTTCCTTTTACAAACCTACACATATGTGAAACAGCTTTATAGTCAGGCATACCAGCACCTAACGACATGATAAAAGCTTTACACAGTGCGTCCTCTATATTTAAACTTTGTTGTTTCATAAATCCTCAATCATAATTTCCAGTTAAAATAGTCATCTTTACTAGATCTATAAGTAAATTAAACTTTTCCATTTCAACATCAGACACCACCTTTAAATCTTCACCAGTATCTACTATTAAAATAAAAGGATATCTTAAAACTTCATCAGTGTCTTCAGACTTTTGTAACTGCTCTAAACCCGCTGAAACTTTATCTGATAAAGATTTATTTTTTTTGTCACCAAAGTTACCTTGTATGATCTTCAATTAACACCTCCAACTATGAGATCTAGGAAGACTATACAGGCCAGAATCTGGGTTGTCAAGTGGAATGGTAAAATTACGCAAACGCATACTCGTCCTCATCTACAAAAAGCTCCTTGCCTTTGTCAGTAAATAAATATTTTGGATCAACAGCAAAACAAACACGCCCTATGTCAGAGCGGTCTGCATCGAAAGCACACTTCTCAAACAGTGTATACTTGTGACCATCCCACGGCTTTGCGCGTGTATGCAAAGCACAAGCAGATTGCAACATCCAACGCTCTGCCGTGCATAAATCAATCAAGTGTTTTATAGACTCAACATACTCTGCGGCACGAGGCCCATGCTCAGGATCATCATCTTCATTTTTTCTACAGGAATCATGTAGATACGCAAAGTATCTAATCAGTTTTGGATTTAAATCGTAGTGTATTGCTAGTTGCAAGCCAGCCAGTGATACATTGCAATAATGTTGTATGCCGTGTATTTCTGAAAAGTAAAACTGGTTGTCTCGTTTGAGACGGTCAATAAGTTTGTTCACGTTTCTAGTTCCTCTATCAGCCAATCAAGATATACTCTTGCTTTCTTTACGTCTTCAACACCGTTCTTATAACGAAAACGGTGCAGATATTTCATCACATTACCAGCACAATAAAATTGAAATGCTGGCCCTAATTGTTGTTTAATGTAGTCAATTGCTTCGATCCCCCCCTTATTGTAGTGATCTGGTTTAGTTACGGGGTCGGTGTGTTTGTCTTCGGGATGATACAATTTACCTACTGCTGTTACTTTTTTTGTAGTGTTGTCCCACTCTTCTGGTGTTGCCTCATCAATACTCATCGAATTACCCTCACGTTACCTTCTGTTTCGACTACAACTCTTGCACCACAAGAAAGTAAAGGCTTGTCGTTGCCACCATACTTGACAACTGACGGCCCTAATATTTCTACTTCATGGCAGTAAGTATTTGATTTACCACGCTTTATTGTGATGACGGGACGATTCGTACCATGTTTTTTATTAGCACGAATCATGTGTTGGTTTACGTGTACATAAGTTTTCATGGGCAATAATGTCCTAGTGTTTTAAAAGTTGGTACAAGCTCTATGTGTCTAATACGCACTGGAAGAAAGGGGTACTCGTTTATGTGAGCTATAAGAGCGCCTTTAGCGCCCGGCTCATAAGTCTCATAAGCATTACCGCATTCCCATTCATCTGTGCCAACTTGAATATCAGTCTGATACTCTAGTCTGTAAAAGATGGTTGGTATTATATCTTCGTCTATCATGCTACATCTCCATGATCTGTCCAGTGATAATCTGCATTGGCTATCTCATCAGCGATAAGATCAAATATATAATCAGTACTGAGGTAGCTACTGACATCCAATCCTGCCAAGAGGCCTCCAACCATTTCGACTTTATCAAGATCTACTCCTTCTGAATGATTTGTGTAAAATATTCTTACGTCCATTGTTGCCCAATCACAGTCTAGTTCTACGTCTAGAACAAACGAGCCATACATACTAGGCGTTCCCATACTCTTCCTCCATTTCTAGTCTTGCAATAAGATAGTCAATCTGCATCAAAGCCGCAGTCTTACCCTGTGCCATACCGCTCATGTGAAAGGCAAGACCATCTGACTTACCAAAAAGACGTTCATATCTTCGCATCGCACGTAGATTGTCAGCCTTGAGATCGCGTAAAGTCTGTCTGAATTGACGCAATTCTTGTAACATATTCATTGCCATACCATCCTTTGATAGATTAAAACATCGGAAATAGTACCGTCAGCCGTCAGCTTTCTTTTGTCCTCTTGAGCCATCTCTTCTGTTTTGTACAGATCAAGTGACTTTTCTCCTGCGACTGTATCGTAGTACTCCATGACCCAAACGATTAAAGGTTGATCGCTCATCATTATCTCCCGTCCGATTGAATTAGTTCACTAAGCCAACGTATCTCGTAACGTCTAGTCTTTACTAGCTTGTCACCTATGCCAATATAAATTGGCAGTGACTGCTCCATTTCTTTTTTACTTTTAGCGACTACATATTCCATGCCATCGGTAGCCTTAAAGGTTGTCAACTTTTTGACATGACGCCATATAATCATGCCGTTGCCGCGCTGTAGTTTAGATGCTATGTAGTACATATTACTTTCCTCTGTGTCGGTTTATCCATTGTTCAACGGTGTCATCTGAATAAGATGCATCGATCCAGAACTTCATTAGCTGATCCATAGACCACTTGCTTTGTTCGTTGTGCAGGCAATCCAGAATAAAAGAGCAATAGTTTTCATCATTCATTGCTGACCTGACTAGCCTATCTGTATTTATCATCTGCTCTTTATTCTGCTTCGGTATCATCTGCTGTACCCCTTTCAATTAGTAAACTGCGTAGGGCCATCTCCATTTCTTCAGGCCGTCCGTTTAAAATATATTGCTGGGTGTCCTCTTGCCATATGATAAAGTGGTCTACAAAATTAAATGCAGTGATTACTGTATCGTAGTCACTCGCTGGGCCATTGGGCATAAAATCTATTAACATCGTCGCCTCTCCTCTAAGACCTTCTAAGTTTTAAAACCCCTTACCCTGTAAGGGGGTTTTAAAACAAGAAGGTCTAAAAAAAGCCCCGAAGGGCTTTGATTAGTAGTAACCTTCACGAACTTTGTGAAGGACATTAAAGATTTCAGACTCAGTAAAGTGTAAGTCTCTCAGCTTCTGAGCCAACCCCGAATAATCAGGGTTGGGTTTGATGTAAATATAAAGCTGAACAAGAGACTCAATATCTACTTTCTCAGGCCGCGATACGGAAGACATCAGATGTACATACCTTCCGAACAACATCTGAACGCTTCTGCCTCACTGAAGCAATGTTAGGTACAGATCTCTTGCTAGATGCTGGAGCATGAGTAGACCAATCAGTTAGGGTATTGTATACAGCCCACTGGTTGTCGCCCATCTTACTAGCGTACTCGTTCCAAGTCTTAGCCAGATAAGTTAATGTACTATTGATTCGCGGTAACTTATCAAACACTGCTGACCAAGACGCACCACCCTCATTAACTGTAGCCCGTACTAGATCAAGACAACCAGCGGCCTCTGCAAAAATAAACATTGCTTGCTTTTGGGTTACCTGAGTCTGATACATCTGCGCCCAAAGCCCCCGCTCTTTGTCAAAGATATCTATCGACTTGCTGATAGACCTTGCCGCCGCATTGATATCAAGATTCTTTGTGTGTCGAGCCTTGAATAAACCAGCCTCGCCACTGACAAAGACTTGACCATTGAAGCAAGCAGATTGTCGAGCACCAACAGACAACAAGAAAGAGAAAGTACTATTGAGAGAGGTAATACCCAAGAACGTAAGCTCTGCTGTATCACCATCAGGTGTAGCAAAGCTATGCTCTGGTAGCCTGTACTTAACAAACGTAGCCGCACCATTGTGACTGCACTCAATAGTTTCAGTGATGCCGTCAGTGTTTAGATCACTACGCATAATGATTGCACGTTGAGTATCAATCAATTCGCGGGGTGCGACAGGCTTGTAGTTTTTACCGTGAACACCAAGCTCGTCCATAGTATCTGTACGAACTACTGCAACCTTTGATGAATCATACCACTGATCGGTATCATCATTAAAATAAAGCAAGGGTCGGGTTGCCACAGGAAAATCAGCAACACCGTAGCCTTTGCCAGCAAAAGGATCTGCTGGGCGCTCAGTACCAAAGATAGAAATTACATCTGACATAATATGTCTCCAGTTAGTTAAAGGTTTACCGCATCTTGAAGATAGCTGTAATGCACTTGGGATACATGAAAGCCATCCTCAAATCTTTTAGACTTGGTAGCAATTGTATTGCACCAAGTGCC